CAGGTTAAAATCAACAGAACCACCATTGGCAACATGGCGAATGTATACATTAACCCGCACATGATTACCGTGTACATTAATGTCCGCATAATTTTACTCCGTTGTAGATTGATACAGTTGAGGACACGGTGTAACCCATGTCCTCTGCTTTATCAACCTTTTAGAGATTCACGATATTCCTGATTAACTTCATTAATTAAATCCAGAATTACCCATTCCTCGCCATCGTTGTCCATTGTGGCCCTGCGAGAAACAGTATCCATATCATAAATACGCATGACATGGTCCTGAATAGAAACACGCCTATCTTGTCGTGGAGCATTATCATCATCCCAGTCTATAACTTCACTAATACCCCGTGAACCATCAACAAAAAATA